CGCGAAGGTGCTTGCGGACGAGGCCGCGGACGCGTCCGCGGCGCCGCCGCTCTGGGCGGCCGCCCCGCCCTGCTCGGCATCCGACACCGAGCGATGGCCGTGGTGGCCGCGATGGTGCTGGACGGGGCGCGCGCCGGCCGCGGCCTGGCCGGCCTCGGTGCCGGTGGTCGACGCGTCGTCGGCGTTGGCCGCGGCTTCCGCGGGCGCGGTGACGCCGTTCTGCAGCCCCATCTGGCTGAAGTCGGATTGCAGCTGGAGGAGCGACGCCATCAGGTCGTTCGACAGGGTCGGCGTCGATGCCGTCCCGGTCGACGGGGCGGCGCTGTCCGCGGTCGCCGCCTGCGCGCCGGTCCCCTGGCCCGCCGTCGCGGCGGTCCCGGCGTCGAGGCGGGCCGCGTTCGCCGCGCGCGCCTGCCTCAGGGCGCCGACGAGATCCCGCTGGAGTGAACTGCCCGAAACCGTATTCACCGACATGGTACGTCTCCGCGACCGCCCTCACTGCGGGCAGGCACGGGCCGTTCCAGGATTTCCCCAATGTTTTCAGCGGCGCGTCCGGGCCCCTGGCCGGCAGGATCGGCCGGGCGGCAGAATCTGCCGCTCCTAGCCGGCCGACACGGACCGCATCAGCACGAGCCCGGTCGCGTGCCCGTTGCCGAAGGCCGCGAGGAGCGCGACCACGGCCAGCAACGCGCTCAGGAGGAACAGGGCTCCCAGCCCCTCCGCCACGGCCTCGGTGCGGGTCCCGGCCTTCTGGATGACGATCCAGCCGAGGGTGAACAGGGACGCCATCGCGAGCGGAAAGCCGAGACCGGACGGCATCACCGATCGCGTCCCGACAGGGGCCGGGCGCCCACCGCGTCGCAGGCGAGAGGGGTCCGCATCGACGGGGCGGGCACGGGGCCGCCCTCGTAGCGCGTCCGCACCGTGTAGGCCGCGTGCCAGACCGGCCCGGTCCGCAGGATCCTCCGAGCCGCGGACCCCCGCCCCGGCCGCCGCGACAGCGCGGCGATCAGGGCGGCGATCAGGGCGGGGACGACGTAGTCGGTGACGGCGTGCACGTGGATCGGGATCATGTCCGGCACGGCCTCGGCAGCGGGTCAGGCGGATCTCGGCCCGGTGCTCGCGTCGCCGAGATGGCGCAGGTTCTCGGGCGGCGTCTCGGCCTCCGTCGCCTCCACGGAGTCGACGCTGCCGCCGCTCACCGCGTCGACGCGGTGCTGACCCGACGCGGTGCGGACGACCTCGGCCTGCCAGCCCGGATCGGACTGGCGCTCGTGCATGAGTTCCGCCGGGCGCGCCAGATCCCGGGCCTCGTCCTGACCCAGATCCTGGCCGTTCCGGTCGGCCGTCGCGCTGAAGCTGCGCAGGCTCGCGCGGTCGGACGGGTTCGCATCGGTCGGGTTGCGGGCCATGGCGGTTCTCCTGAGCTGTGACGGGATGGGTCAGAGGATCGGCTTGCCGCCGGTCACCGCCACGGTGGCACCGGAGACGTAGCTCGACTCCGGTCCGGCCAGCATGACGTAGACGGGGGCGAGCTCGCAGGGCTGGCCGGGGCGCTTCATCGGCACCTGCGACCCGAAGGAGCGGACCTTCTCCTCCGGCATGGTGGAGGGGATGAGCGGCGTCCAGACCGGCCCCGGGGCCACGCAGTTCACCCGGATGTCGCGCTCCGCCAGCATCTGGGCGAGGCCGCCGGTGAAGTTCTGGATCGCGCCCTTGGTGGTGGCGTAGGCGAGCAGTTGCGGGCTGGGCGCGTCGGCGTTCACCGAGGTGGTGTTGATGATCGATCCGCCGCTCCTCATGTGCGGGAGAGCGGCCTTCACCAGGTAAAACATGGCGTGGATGTTGGTCGCGAAGGTGACCTCCCACTCCTCGTCGGAGATCTCCTCCGGGTTCGCGAAGGTCTTCTGGTGCGCGGCGTTGTTGACGAGCACGTCGACCTGCCCGAACGCGGCCACCGCCTTGTCGACGATGGCGCGGCAATGCTTCGGGTCCTTGATGTCCCCCGGCACCGCCACGGCCGTGCGGCCCGCCGATTCCACGAGGCGGCAGGTCTCCCGGGCGTCGTCGTGCTCGTCGTAGTAGCTGACCAGCACGTCCGCCCCCTCGCGGGCGAAGGCGAGCGCCACCGCCCGGCCGATGCCGCTGTCCGCGCCGGTGATGATCGCCTTGCGGCCGGACAGCCGCCCCGAGCCGCGATAGTGCGACTCGCCGTAATCCGGTCGCGGATCCATGTCGGCGTCGCGGGCCGGCGGGGTGAGCTGGCGCTGCCGGTCGAAGGGCGGCTTCGGGAAGTCGGTCATGTGGCGCTCCTTGGGCGGCGGCTGAGGTGGTCGCGCTGCGGGGATCCCCAGGCGGGGCGTCGAACGGGAGCTGCGCCTCGGCGCCCGGATCGACCGCGGACATGTCTGCGCCCGGCCGCCGGATGCCGCGGAGGTCGAGCGTGGCCGGGACCGGGGTCTCGGCAGGAATCGTCCCCCGTGTCGACAACCCGACCCGGCCGGCATTGTTTCGCGGGATTCGCGAGCCGCCGCGCAGTGTCGAGGTCGTTGCGCGCACGGTCACAGTAATGGCGCCGATCATGGCGCTCGCTCGCCTCCGTGATCGGGGCGGATGAATGTATAGTTTCGCTCGAACGGTGCCGCGTTCGCGGATCAGCTACCAAGCGTGACCGGGAAAGCCTGGTCCGGAACGATGCGGACCTTGTCGGGTTGGCTCCGTATTCGGCCAACACGGGGTTACCATGACGACCAAGCCACCGCCTGTTCCGCCGGCCAACCGGTCCGACAAGGGGCCCGGCAGCGCCACCGAAGCGCCGCTCACGCAGGGCCGTGCCGGATCCCAGACCAAGGATCCGGACAAGGTCGGCCAAGCCGGAAATTCCAAGGTGAACACCACCAACCAGGGCTACCAGCAGGACCGCTGACTGTCCGAGCCGCGCGGGCGCCGCGAGCCGCCGTGCCCGACGAGAGTGTTGATCTGCACCGGAGGATGATCATGGCGAATGCCAGTCGGCACAAGGTCGGCCCAGGCGCCCAGGGCAAGGGAAGCGGAACCGGGGCCATGTCGGAGCTGCCGGAAGGCGTGCTGCCGGAGAACATGGTGCTCAGCAACCGCGACAAGTCCCGGCACAGCGACGAGCGAGGCCTGGACAGCAAGAACGTCCAGACCGAGCAGTACCAGGATCACGCCGGCAATCGGCAGGTGGTCGCCGAGCTGGACGCCGACGCCGACGGCAACACGAGCGGCCTGGCGAACCCGAAGACGGACGAGTCCGGGGCGCAGAGCAGCCTGAAGCGTCAGCAGCACTCGTAGGCGCCCAGTCCACGATCGGGGAGGCGCGGCGCGAGATCCGCGTCTCCCGAGGCCGCACCGCGCGGAACCCCCCGCGCGCCCATACCGGCGCGCCGCGTCCGACGTTCGCGCGGGCAGCATTCGACCTGCGGCGCCGGCCACCCCATCCCGGAGAGGCGCGATGTCGCGTGTGAGAGGTCTGGCCACAGCGCTGCTCGGTTTGGCCGCCGGTCGCGCTCAGGCGCAGGCCGTGAATCCGACGCCGGGAACCGAGGCGGCGCAATCCAACGGGCTGCTCGGGATGCCGGCCCTGCTGCTGATCGGCATCATCATCGCCTTCGCGGTTCTGTACGCGCTGCGCGCCCGCCGGCGCTGAGTGACGGAGCGCCGCCTCGCGGGACTGTGGGACCGTGCGCGCCGCCTCCAGCCCACCCGCGGACACCGCACCGGAGCCGAATGCGGTTCACGGGGCTTTGCCGTCGGCCGACCTGAGCGTGCCCGCCGGTACAGCGACGCCGCGCGACGAGGTGACGGTCGCCGAAGTGGCGGCCTCTCTGAACTGTCGCAGGACAAAAGGAAGCGGGATTGGCCGTGTCCTGCGCGACGTTCATTCGGATAGATATGACACAGCCTGAGTAGCGACCATGACCACAACAGTCACAGCGGTGGCATCGGCAATCCTTGCCGGCGCCCTTTTCGGCATGCCGACCGGAGCCAGCGCGCAGGCGGGCAGCTTCGCCAATCACGGATTCGGCAACCACAACTTCGGAGCTGCGGCCGTCGCGGGCGGCGGTGGTTTCAGCAATCACGGCTTCGGCAATCGCGGCTTCGGAGCCGGTCCCGCAGGCGGCGGTTTCGCCAACCGGGGTTTCGGCAATCACGCGCTCGGGTCGGGAGCGGCTGCCGCCGGCTTCGCCAATCACGGTTTCGGCAACCACAATTTCGGTCGGCCCTCTGTCGGCGGCGGGCTGTCCAACCTGGGCTTCGGGCACGGGCTCGAGGCCCATCGCGGCTACGGTCATCATCGCCATGACGGCTACAACCGCGGCTTCTACGGGAGGCCCTACGGCTACGGCTACGGCCGGCGCGGGTATGGCCTCGGCGGTTTGGGCCTGGGGCTCGCTGTGGGCGGTCTGTACGGCGGCTACGGCTATCCGGGATACGGCTACGACGCCGGGTACTACGGCGGCTACGCGCCCGTCACTTACGGCTACGCCGACACCGAGACCGACCGCGTCGTCGACGATGACCGCGGCTGCGCGCGCCGGTTCCGGTCCTACGACCCGCAGAGCGGGACCTATCTCGGCCGGGACGGGCGCCGCCATCGCTGCCGGTAAGGCTCGGCCGTCCTGAGGCGACTGAATCGGCCATGGAACAGTCCCGGCACGCTGCGGCGTCGGCGGGACTGGAGGTGGCCTCGGCGCGATCGGCCTGATCAGACACGCGGCACGACGTAGCGCCGGCGCTACGACATCGTCTCGGCCTCGTCGTCGCCGCCGGTTGCCCCGACCGTGGGCCCCGGCCGATACGCGTCGAGGGTCGCGTAGGCATCCGTGCCGGTGAGCCCCAGCCGTTCCATGTCGGTCAGGAGCGCCAGGATGTCGGCGTCGACCGGCTCGCCGGCTTCCTTGCGCTCGATCAGGGTGTTGACCAACTCCTGGTCGCTGATCGACGTCGCGCTGGGTTCGTTCGGATCGGTGAAGGCCATGACCGGTCTCTCGCAGGGTGGATCCGGGATCTAGGTCGCGCCCGGCGCCCGGCCACACGCGTCTGAGGGTGGGGCTGCGGGGCGGCGGCGGCGCCGATGTCTGTGCGGCCGAACGTGCTGGCAAGGAGATGCCGCACCCGTCACATCGTCGGACGCGACGCCGGGCTTGGCTCACGGTGCAAGACCTCGTGCTGCCAAGTGGGGTGGCGCGCGTCAATCCGACGTGCTGGCCGACATACAGGGTCGCCAGCAATCCGAGCAGCAGAAGCAGGCCGATGGTCACGGCGTCCGGATGCCTGCGCGCGCCGTGGATGCTGAGGCAGCCCAGCGTGAAGACGGCCGCGAGGACCAAGGGTCCGAGCATGTCGCCCGACATCGGGATCACCGTCGTGGCTGTCGTCGTCGCTCAGCGCGCCGCCGCCTCCGAGCGGCGAGGCTGCCCGACAGAGACGTTCGAGCGGGCCCGAAGCATCCCGAACTCCATCGATACCATCGCGCGTCGGAGCCGGCGGCGACGGGCGAGGAACGATCCGCGACGCCGCCTCGACGGGCGCCGTCCTGCGGCCGCCGCAATCGGCCCGGCCGCCGGCCTCTCTGCCTCGCGCCAGTCGAGCACAGCGCGCCGCGCGTATTGCCGAATGCCGGAACGGCAACGCTGTTCCCGGCCTCAGAGCCCGCCGCGGGCCGGGATGCCGAAAACTGAGTCAGATCATGATGTTGGTAAGTGGATGGCTCCCCGAGCAGGACTCGAACCTGCGACAAGGCGATTAACAGTCGGGGCGATCATATTGATTTCGCGTGCGAGCGTTACCGGCTAGCCTCCGTTTCCGAGCGGGCAATAGACCCCTCCCCCACCCGCAGAAGCGTCGCCTCATGAGCGATGGCCACGACCCGATTCGAGAAGCAGTTGCGGTGCTCCAAGACCGAGGCTGTACAGCCGAGCCATGGACCGGCGGCCTGCCCTATTGACTGGTCGACGGCGAGACGCTGACGGACGGCGACCCGCTCGCTCTCTCAATGAGCCTGCGTCCGCCGCCGAGTTCTCAGCGGGAACTCGCAATAATAGCGAGAGAATTGGCGATCTGATTCTGTTTTAGCTGATATATGAAGTTTTCACCGCGAATAATTGCGTTCTGGCCTTCCGATCTTGGTCCTCTAACGAAAGCGACATTTAACCGATCAACATTCTTATTGGATCCAGTTAGAAAGGGACCAACAAATTCAAATGTATTGAATGTGAAAGTCGGCCCGGTCGCGAGTAGCTGAGCATCTACCGTGAAAGCCACATATCCACCAAATACCCCATAGGAACCTTTTGCGCTCCAGTTCAGGTAAGATGCTGCTTTTCCTTTATTGAACATCTGCTGCAGACCAAGATTTCCAGCAAGATTCGTGTCGGCTGGATTGTTGCACACCGGATCTTTGCGCACTGTTCTAAGTGCGTCCAGGGAGTAGCTCATATTTATGACTAATCCCTGCTCTCTCGCTTGCCGATACGAGAAACCAGTTCCAAAATTGAACGTTTGCCCAATGAAGGAAAAGGTCGGTGCGGCCTTTCCTTCGAGCGTTGTCGCCAAATTTAGTTCTGCGACGACTTGAATATCCTGTCCCGCTATGAACAGCGCCGTGAGATCATCTGGTGCCTGTGCGGTGTCGATCAGTTCGCATACGATCCTGCGGATGATAGAGTCGATATTTGGCTCGACCGTATTTGGCCCTGTCCTTTCATAGGGTACGTCGAATGCAGGGATAACGCTGGCGCAGCCGCCAAATCCGACAAAAAGAAAGGCGGTCGGCGCAAAGCAAGTCATCCGAGACAGAGAGAAGCGACGCATTTCCATCAAACCTCTGCCCAGAGAATAGTATATTTCCCGCGCCATCTAACATCGAGTGAGTACCAAACGGAAAGTCCTGCTTTTTCGCGCTTTGACATGATTGACCGTCCCGATGCCCGCTCAAAGATCATGCCCCATGCAAATGGATCTCGATTCTTGCTCGGATCAGATTTTAGATCTCTAAGGTCTTTCAATATTTCCTGATCTTGAGCGGAATCTAATAACGTATCGACCAAATCAGAATTATTTTGCGTGAATTCCATAAGTCCGGATAGCCTATTATCGGCTGACCGGCCCAGTCCAAGCCCCTGGCACGATGTAGAAGCCTCCGAATTGGCTGCTTCGCTCGGTTGTGGTGCAACTGGCTTTCCTTCGGAACTCGAACTTACATTCGTTAGTGTCGTTTCCCTCGATCCGAATGGCCTGAGCCATTTGAGCAATTTTTCGAGCAGATCGATGATCGCGAATATCATGCGTCTCCCCTTCTATCTTCCATAGCTATTCGATAGCGAGTCGCGTCGTGCTGCAATCGCCTGCCATAAATTGATTCAGGGGGTGGTAAATGGGTCACAAGTGGTGATGTTAACCCGATTTGACAGCTCTCAAATTATTAATATAGTCCAAGCTTTTCATTCTGCCTTCAATAACGCGCATACTTAGTCGTTGTCCCTATTAATCGGAGCATATGCCAATATAATAAGAGATAATATTGCCGATTTAGTTGCGGGGATTCGCGACAAGGTTGCCACGCAATCGCGCTCGGCTGCAATTATTTCTTGGAATACGCTCGGATTGGTAGCATGACTCGCTGCTATACCAGCTTACAGCTCACCGTGACCCAAATACGCTTGTCGCGCGCCTGGGCCTCATGGACTCCCCAATCGGGCTGCAATAGGCCGCTGCATGGCCAAGGAACCCCCGACCGTCTGCGAGCTGCGCAAGGCCGCCGAGGTCACCGACCAGGAGATCGACGCCGCGGTCGACGCCGTGCTCGCGGATCTGGCGACGGAGGCCTACCCGCTTGCGAAGGGCTGGACCCTCGACCTCGTCGAGACCATCCGCACCAACACCCGCGCGGCCGAGGCGCTCACCACTGACAAGCCGGCCTGGAAGCGGAACATGGTCCGGACCGCGATCCTGCTGGCGCAACGGTGAAGGGATGAGCCAGTATCCCGCCCCCCTCCGCCCGGATCTCGCGATCCAGCACATGATGCGGCGCCTGGACGGGTTCGCGCGCGGGCTCGGCCTGGACGAGGCGGCTACCCGGCACATCGTCGAGCAGGTGGTGGCTGACATGGCGATGCGGTCAGATGAGGAGCGGATGGTCGAAGCGCGCCGGCGCATGATCATCGCATCGGCCTAGCGGCATGATCGACGACACCAACCCGGTCCTTGCAGCCGTCGCAGCGCTACGGGCGGCCGGCATCAAGGCCATCCCCACAGGCCACGACATGGAGCTCTGGCAGATCGGCGACCTGATCTACTCGGATGCCGACGTGTTACGCTTGGCCGAAAGCCGCGGGCTGGTCGACGGCGACGACGCGCGGTAGCTCGGCGCCATGCCCAAGGCGCCATCCCCTCGAGGCGCTCGGCCGCGCCAGGACCTCCGGCCGCGCGTTTTGGCCGCCCTCACGCCCGAGCCTTCAACCGCAAGCGAGATCGCCGAGCGTGCCGGCATCCCGGGACGGGAACGCGCTGTGCAGGCTACCCGCGCGCTGGAGCACCTGGAGGCCGAGGGACTGGCGTACAGCGTCATCCGCCGGACCCGGACGCGGTGGTGCTCCGTGGCGGTCGCTCCCGCATCCGAACGATCCGAGCGCGATCCCGCAGAGTGACCTCGTGCGTCGGCCACTCCTGGCAGGCGGCCTCGAACGCTGCGAGCGCCACGGCCAGAGGGTAGATGGTGGCGAGGTGCAGCTCGATGCCGCCGCCGATCTCGCGCCAGACCTCGATCGTGTAGGGCACGCCAGGCGGCACTGGCGGGATCTTCCTGGCGGCCGGCGGCAGCGTGATCGCGGCGAGGCAGAGGTGCTCGTACTTCCGCGCGGACGGCGCCCCGGGCGCGCGCTGGTATTGGCACGAGGCCGTCAGGTGCCGCAGCAGGTCGATCGTCGAGATGTCGGCCCCGTACCGATCGACCAAGCTGGCGACCGTGTAGCGGCCCGAGCGCTTGCAGGTCGCGCAGTCGACGTACACCCGACCGGGCCCCGCATCCCCCAGGCGCCCCATTCTGGTGGCCCTCCGCTCGCGAACGAAGACGGAACAAGCCTGACGCGGCGGCGCGCATCAACCGGCGGCGGTCGAGGCGCGTGTGATCGTGGTGGACCGGTGTGGATAGCGTTCAAGAATGCGAGGCGCTACCAGCACTTCCGCCGCCCGATCTTAGGCGGTCAGAGCGGAGTGAAGGTCGGTGTCCAATCACATCTCGCGCTCACACCGACCACCGCTGCCGGTTCATTCTCGCAACCCGCGCCGAGCCTACGACGTCGACGGCTTTGAGATCACGCCGATGACGTTCCAGCAGGCAATGGACAAAGGGGTGCGAGCCGTCCGGGTGATCTGTGACTGCGGTCACGTTGAAGAGACGCCGATTTACGTTGGGGCTTGGCCGTCCACGAGCTTCGTGCCCGACGCCGGTATGACACTTCGGTGCAGCGCCTGCTCGAAGCCTGACCCGCAGACAGAGCCCGCGTGGCCCAGCGCCGACTAAAGCAGGCCGCCCGACGTCGGTGCGGTCAGCGTCTTCCCGGCCCGGGTGACCAACTTCGAGAAGGCTAGCGCGGCAGCCGACGCCTGCGCCTCAGACGGGAAGGTCCGGTCCGATTCCATCACCGTCAGATGCGAGGCGTCGAGCAGCACCCAGGTCCAGAGGTGGCGGCCGGTAGAGCGGATCTCGAAGTGCATGACTGGCTCGGTATGCGATTGGACATACCCGCATGATGCGCTGCGAAAAGTCCTGCGGCGTTAATAGCTTGCCCGGCGCAACATCCTGCGCCGGCTCACATCGCGGTTGCCCCCGACATCCTCGCAGATCACAGTCGAGATCAGCCGCGCCCCTTGGCCGCGTACTCCCAGACCGGCGGCCCCCAGGTCTGCCCGGGCTTCGTCCGGTAGCCGCTGAACCGGTCGAACACGATCCGGTCCGGCTCGACGCCGACGGCCTTGCTGTCGTTGACCATCAGCGCGCCGGCATACTCGCCCCGTAGGAAGCCGTGCTCTGGATGTACGCCGAAGAGCTGCTCCGCGGTCCAGCCGAGCCGGTGCGCCTCGGCGCCGAACTGGTCGATGAAGGCCAGCGCGTTCGCGCGCATCGCCGCCCAGCGCGTTGGGGTCAGGTAGCGGCACGGCGAGGCGTGCTCGGACAGGCGCTCGATCTGGTCGCGCCAAGAGGCGACGGCGGGTGGGAGGTCGGACATCACCGATGCAGTATGGATATAGGCTTAACAAAGTGAGCAGAACGGTGGGGAGACCTGGCCACGCGGTGGCTCTGAAGATAGCCCTTCGTATACGACGGTGAAATAATCATGCCTTGCAATCCCCGGCAGGCTATCTGAAAAGCTTGTTTTGCGCTGGAAGAAAGCGGGCGTTGTTAATGTCGCTCAATGATATAGTTCGTAGCCAAGCCATAGGTTTCGGCCTTGCCGTGTTTGGAGCCCTAGGCGTCTTATATGGTTTTTACGCCGGAGAGTCAGCAAAACAATACGGTCTTATAAGATACAAACTCGTCTCGCAAATCACGTATGAACCAATATTTATTAAGAACTTCAACGAGACAGTCGCGTCTCCAAAAATCGACAATACTAAAAAACTATTTGTATCGGAAATAACTTTGTGGAACGCTGGAAATCAATCATTTGAGCCAAGGGATATAAGATCTCCAGTAGAAATCACGGGAGACAGCACGTTCAATATCATCGACGCTGTCATAATAAACTCCAAGTCCGCTACCGATAACAACTTTAATATTTCATCCAAAAACAATACAAAAATCATGCTAGACTGGAAGATCTTTGACCCTGAGGAAGGGTTCAAAATTGCAATATTGCACAACGGAGATCCGGAGGCGGTATCGGTGACAGGTAAGTTCGGGCCTGGCCGGAGTATAGGTGTGACGCCGCCTCATCCATACCTACCCATAATTACGATCTTCTTCGGTTTTGCTATGCTCCTTTTATATTTCAAATTTATCGGAAATAAAGCCATTTCGTGGTCTGAGAAAAGATTTTCTGGATTTCAAAATTTTATCGCGTTCATGACCATATTTGTCACGGGTCTATTATTCGCTGGCGCAGTTGCTTTTGGTGCACTTGCATTCATAATATATTACAATGGTGAGGTTGCGCCAATAAATGACAAAATGGAGACGAGAATTGGCAACGGCGTGACTACACATTTCTGATTTTGATCACGTTTCCGGCATGAGAAATGGGCGCCCCGGCCTAAGCCAGGGCGCCGAGAACGGCCTGAAGGTATGAAGTCGCTGGTGCTGTGGCCGCTCGGCCCCGCCCCGATCTGCTCACGGGGCGGGGGAGCGCCTGATCTCACCAGCGTGTGAGCCGAGCCGGTACGCAACTTGGCTCGGGGGCAGGTGGGCCGGTGGCGGCTACCGCGCCGTGCCCACACCGGCGGGCAAGCCGTCCCTCGCCGTGATTCCAGGAACGAAAAGGCCCGCGCCGGCGGACCGAGCGGGCATTTCCAGATCCGCGCCAGTGGGGGCGAGCGCTTGAATCGAGCCGGATGCTGGCTCAATGCCGAGCCAAGAGCACCACGTGTAGCACCGCACAGTCGACATGGTTACCGGCGATTAACCGACGCCCTTCAGCTTCAGCGTGTCCACCACGGGAAGGTACATGCCGAAGCATATCACTCTTGCGATCCCTCACGATCTCGGCGCCATGGAAGTGCGGCGGCGGCTTGATCGGCAAACCGATTGGGCTCTTCGGCGCCTCAAGAAGGAAAACATCTCCGTCGAGATGACGGAGTGGTCTGAAGGCGGACGGACTTTTATCGCGCGCGCACTAGGACAAGACGTCAGCGGCAATTTCGTTGTCGCCGACGACAGCTTATGGCTTGAAGCCAAGATGCCTTGGGCCATCGGGGTGTTTGCACCGGCAATCGAGGCGGTGGCCAAACATTATGCGGCGCGCCTTCTCGCCCCTGAGGGTTCCGCCTGACGTGAAAATGCCCGCCTCAGCGTTGGGCGGGCGACTACAGGCACGACCTCAAATGAGGTAGACCGTACCGGTGGTCTTGAAGGCCTTCGGGCAGTTGCTCTCGTCGACCAGCTTTTGAGCCTCGGCGAGGGTCAGGTGCCTATCGGCAGCCACCTCGGCCAGGGTCATCCACTTGCTCTGCATCTTGCGCTCCTACTTTCGCGGTCAACGCAAAGGCCCGGGAATCGTTCACGCGCACGAAAAAGGCCCGCGCGGCATTGCCGGCGGGTCTAAGTGAATCCCTCGGAGCAGTGCCGGGCCGTCGCAAACTGCGGGCTGGCACGTCCCCGACGCTGGTCTGCTCAAGCTGGCGGATCAGGCGTGCGGATGTCCGAAGGAATAACGCCAGACCCTATTGCGGGCGGAACCGTGTCGGACAATCCTGTCTTCTGCCAGTCGACGAACGATCAACGGCGAGGGAGGCATCGATGACGATTTTCCAGGTGAGGCAGAACAGCACTCGTGCGGTCCTATGGACAGGACAGGCTGAAACAGCGGATCGAGCGCTCGAAGCGGCCGCTCAGGCCGCCGGTTACCACGGCTTTGAGGAACTGCCCGAAGCAGCGCGTGCCGATATGTCGGCTGAGGCGGTGACCGTCTGAGCGCACAGAAATGCCCCGCGCGGCAGTGCCGGCGGGGTTGAGTGAATCCCTTGGAGGAATGCCGGATCGTCGCAAGCAGCGGGCCAGCGGTGCCCCGAATATGAAAAGGCCCGCCTCGGCTAAGCCGGGCGGGCTGAAGTGGCGGCGGCCGTCCAAGCTGCCGGTCGCGGTGCAATAGCAGACGGTCGGGCACGAAAAAACCGCCGCGCCGGAGCCGGGCGGTTTGAGAGGGTCTACGCTTAGGGTGCTGGGTAGACGCACGGGCCGCGCGGCGGTTCCGGTCAGTCCCGAGGCGGCTGCATTTGCTGCGCGATGCCGGCGGCAATCACGCCAATCAGCACGCCGATCCCGACGTACATCAGCGTCTCGCCGGTATGGGCCCAGAGCATCAGCGCCTCCCTCGAGGCTGCCGGCCGTGATCGTCCTCCCATCGGTCCATCACTTCGGTGAACCGGGTCAGCGCGGCCGTCATCTGGCTGGTGTGCTGCGCCTCCTCGGAAGCGGTGTCCGCCACGATGGCCGCGGTCAGGCCGTTGATCGCCTTGGCTAGGTCCGCGAGCGCGATGCTGTCGAAAACCGCGGCGCCCGGCGTCGCCGCGACATCGCGAGCAACATCGGGCTTCAGCGCTTCGGCCGCTCGCACCTCTTTCCTGTACCCCCACCACTCCTTCATGAAGCCGGTCAGCGGGACCAGCACCACGGCGACCGCGCCCAGCAAGGCGATGACGATTCCCGGCCACCCATCAAGCTGCTGTGCTGCTGCCGGCACTGGCCCTTCTCCGTTTCCTGAAGCCGAAGGTGTCTTCCGCGGCCATGTCGCCGGCCGCCCGGCCCGATGAGTGCAGCTCGGCGATCGCGAAGACGGAGTAGATGCCGGCGCTCAGCGACAGCGGCGGGAAGGCCAGGGCGAACCCCAGCGCCATGGCGAGCCAGAACAGGAAGCCGCCCAGGCAACCGAGCGTCCGGACGAACGAGGTCTCCCGGCCGCGCCTGCCGTTGATGTAGAGGGCGATGACCCGGGCGCTGCCCACCGCCAGGGCGATCCAGCCGGCGGTCGGCTCGCTGACATAGGCGGTGATGATCCGGTACTGCGGGCCGACGAAGGTTGGCCACGGCATCAGGCAGATGAGGCCGACCACCCACATGATCACCGACAGCCAGATCTCGGCCCACCGGGTCTGGCCGTAGCGGACGGCCCGCCGAATCCGGGCGTCGATTGCGGGATCTGGGTCGTACTGTCTCATGGTGAGGATGCGGCACACGACTGGCGCGGACACGAGACGCGCCGCTGCGGGGATCTGGTAGGCCATGGGTTCCTCCTCGATGCAGGCGCAATCGGGGTGAGCCCCGGGGATGGGGTGGCGATCAGCGAGTCGCGCAGGCCGAGCGCCACGCGGCGTTCAGCGACCGCAGCCGGCGGCGGGTGCGCGGGTCGTCGGTCCGCGCGTACTGCACGGGCGAGGTCATCACCTGGCAGAGCCGAGCCGCCGGGACCGCCGGCGCGGCAAGGTCGCAGTGCAGGATTGCGAGCCCGAGGGCGAAGCCGATGCAGGTCATGTCTCATCGTCCGCGGTGAGAGGTACGGTCTGCCCGGCAAGGGCATGGGTGCAGTCGCCGAGGAACTGGATCTGACCGTCGCGCACGAAGCTGTGGCAGACGCGCTCGACCTTGTGCTGAGGCCAGGGAGCGCGTCGCCATTCCGCGATGTTCTCGGGGGTGACTTCCGGCTCCCAATAGGTGCCGGACACGAGAACGGAAGGCGTGAAGGTCGGCCGCTCGTGATCGCCGTTGAAGCCCCAGCAAGGAAGCGCGCCGTCCGGCACGACGCGGACGACGTGCATCGTGCTGCAGCCTGGGCAGTGGAAGCCGAGCCGGCCGCCCTCAAGCGAGCGCAGGACGCCGATACGGGCCATCACCTCGCCTCCGGAAACACGTCTGCGGGATCGTCTTCGCCGTCCGCAGCGGCGTCGGCCGCCGCGCGCGCCCGGGCCTCCTGCGCCTCGGCGACGAGCGTGGAGGCGTTCGCCTGCTGCGCCGCGCCGAGGTCGCGCTGATCCTGATCGTGCCGCAGGCTGTCGACCTCCTTCACGATGGCGTCCGAAAACGTCCGCGCGAGGAGGCCGAGCAGCGTGCTCAGCAGGGCTGAGAGGCTGAACATCAGCCGAGTGACCGGACTGGGTCAGCCGTGGTCGGGCCCACCGCCGTCGGCGTGGCGTGCGCGAGGGAGGCGTCCGGATCCTGCGGCAGCAGCGCGATGATGTGATCGCGGATCGCCGAGGTGCCACCGACCCACTTGATGAACCACTCCGGCGCGTGCTGGACGGCGTAGTTCAGCGCGTTGGCCAGGACGGTGCTGCGCACGTCGACCGAGAGCTTCATGCCCTCGGCCGCGCCCTGGACGGTGTTAAAGCCGAAGGCGATGGCTCGCTCGACGAGCTGCTGGGTCAGGATGCCCTTGATCACCGAGCCGGCGGCGGCCGGCAGGCGGCGACATGCGAACGCGATCAGGCCCATGACGAGCGAGACGACGATCTCCTGGATGCCGGCGGCATAGGAGGCCAGCCACGTGCCGAGCGGCACCGTGACGACGGCGGTGTCCGTGGCCGGCTGGGCGACGGTCGCGGCAGTTTGGGCGAGCGCGGGATGAGCGCCGAGACCGATGGCGGCGACCGCGAGCGCCACGGCAGCGAGCGTCAGCCCGGGCGCGCGGCGGGCTGCGCAGATCAGCGCGCCGATGAGCGCCAAGCCGAGCAGGAGCACCGTCACGCCGTGGCCGGCAGCGCGGGATAGGTCGAACGGCTGACCGGTCGCGGCCAGGGCTGGAGAGCAGACGCAGGCGAGCGCCAGCGCCGCGAGAGCGATGCGGTTCATGTCAGGTCTCGATTGTCGGGAGTGCGCGGCGGGCCCGGCCGGCTCGGGTCGAACTACCGCGGAATCCGCGGAGCTTGGGTCAGGCCCGCCGGCGGGCGGCGGCCTTCGCGGTGGGCTTGGCTCTCACCGCGGGGGCCTTCTTGAGAACCAACAAGGCTTGCTTCTCATCCGTGATGGGCGAAGCGAGCACAGCCGCGACGGCGGGCGCCGGCGGCGACCATGGCGTATCCGGGACCTTGCGCCAGAACGCGTACCGGGCCGCCAGCTTCGTGTCGTAGGCGTTCTTGCGGTAGCCCGGGCCGTTGTAGCCCATGGCGAACGCAGCCCAGCGGTGGTCGCGCAGCTCATCGTCGAGGTGGTTGGCGCGGATGAAGGCAACCGCCGCGGCAAGTTGCGCCTCCTCGCTGTCGAGGAAGGCCGCCACCATCTCGGCCGCGCTATCGAAGCCGGCCGCGACGTGGTTCGAGCCCATGATCTGCCCGAGCCCCCACGACGTCGCCTCAAGAGCGACGCGCGGATCGACCGCGAGCGCCTGGACGATGCGCGGGTAGCTGTCGGCCGGATACGGCTTCGTGCCCCACTTCGGGTAGGCGATCCCAAGCCGGACGAGCTCGGCGCGTGCGGCGCCCTGCGAAAGTGCGTACGCCCGGTGCGGCTCGTAGAGCGCTTTCGGGCGGCCCTTGCTGTCGAAGCCGCCGCCGGACGTCTCGACGTCGAGGAAGGCGTGAATTTCATCCTCACCGACGCCGATGCCGTGCCCGAGGCGCGGCAGATCCTCGTCGGCGAGTCGCTTCCCGATGCCCTTGAAGGCGCTCTCGCGCAGGCGTCGCAGCGCCACCGCGCTGGCGGTGTCGGTCATGTCGTCCTCACGATGTCAGGGGAGGAAGGCGCAGGAGGCCCAGGCGCTGACGCTAACGGCGCCCGGGCGCAGACAGATTTCGGTGGCCGTCAGCGCGACACGCTCACCATCTTGCCGAGCGGGACGATGGTCGCGGTGCCCTGAATCCTGCCGCCCTGATTGAGCCGATAGCCAAGATCGGCCACGCCAGGCGTGTTGGTCCCCACAGCGAAATCGATCGTGGCGCTTCCGCCCTGAGTGCTCGACTTCTGCGTGACGACCAGCGGGCCCGCCCCAGTGTTCGTCAGGAGGAACTCTTCATCGCGCACAAACCCGCCCACGCCCTGGATGACACCCTCAAGAACCAGATGGATCGAGGCAGAGCGGAACGGCGGCACCGTGACGTGGTAGGCATAAGCGTAGTTCGTCGAGCTGGACGTATCGATCGCTACCGTGTCCGCCCGATTGAGGAAGCCATACTCGTCAGCGAACGCCGTGCGGTTGTCCTGCAATGACACCGCCCCCGTGACGGTGTTTTGCCCGACGACGATGTTATTGGCGCCCGGATCCAGCTTGATCGGGAAGCCGGAGATCGAGCTGAAGTTGTTACCGGTGATTACTGCGCCAGAGGCGCCGGGACCCGCAAACCACAGGCCGGTGGGGCACCCGGCGAACTCGTTCCCAACGATCGAGATGTTGCCGAAAACTCCGGTGGTGCCGCCGGCGACCCGCTCAAACTTCATGCAGGCGGTGCCGCTGTTCTCGATCGAGTTGCCCGAGAACTGGAAATCCTGCGTCGCCGTGCCATCCGGCAGCTTCATGTGCCAGCCGATGTCGCCGCCCAGCCCCTTGAAGCCGAGCACCTTGAGGCCGCCGCCGCTTTCGTAAGAGACGAGATCGCCGGTCTTCGTGAAATTGTCGACCTTGACACCGAGCCACGTCCAGTCGCCGGCGTCCGAGTTGGCAATGTTGCGCGTGCGAATACCGATGTTCTTCGAGCCATCCACCGAGACGTTGTCGAGCTTGCCGGTGACGTTCGATTGGATGTCGATGCCCGTATCGAAGCCGATGATACGGGAGTCGCGCAGAACCGGCGATGAGCCCTGCTCGCCGGCGCCCATCTGAACGCCGACGCTGCCCAGCCCGTTGATGCCGACGAAGGTCAGCGGCAGGTTGTAGAGGCCCGAATAGTTTCCGATGAGCGTGGCGCACGCGCCGGCCGAGACCTTGCACTTCAGTCCCAGGGTCGCGCCGGCCCCGGACCACTGCTGCCCATTGCCGAGCGTCACCCCAGACCCGATGAGATAGCCAGGATGGCTGTCGAGGGTGAGTGATCCCCCGTCCTGCCCAGGCGTTTTTACGGCCGCGTTTGCGGCTCGCAGGGCAGCGGCATCGTCCGTGACTCCATCGCCGGTGACGGAGTAAGTAGCGGCCCTGCCAGCGTTCGGCGGGAACACGCTCTGCGCAAGAGGTCGCGCGGCGAACCCGGAAGCAGTCGGCGCAAGGCTCAGTCCGGAAAGAGGGCAGGCCCCGCCCGGCAGGCACACAATCCCGCCCTTCGTTTGTAGGGCCGTGGAGCCGTGCAGCGTGATGCTGTCCGCCTCCGGACGATACAGATCGACGGAGGGATATCGCGCAGACTTGCTCGCGTCCCAAGCCAATGCATGGCTCGACACTGCGGAGAAGAGCAGCGCCGGCACAACTAGCCTATGCATCATCGTATCTCCAGAAAACCAGCTGCGTTCGGTAGCGTCACTTGAAGTAGATCGTGTATGGCTTGCCGGCGGTGCCGCCGATTATTGTCACGATGCCGGTCGGAACCCGCGTGTCGTAAGTCACGGTCGCCCCGGGCGCGAGCATGATGGTCCCGACCCCGTTCAGCACCGCAGGGCGGTTGAAAGCGAAGCCGACGGGCGTGGTCGCGTCCGGGTTGTGGATCTGGAGAAAACTGCGGGTCGCACTCGCCTCGACCACGTTCTGCGACGTGTTCGCCGCGATTATCGTCCCAGAGGCGTCGGTGGTCGGCGCCGGCGAAGCGACCGAGACAGCATTCGATGTGCCCGGTGCTGTCTGGTCGATCCCGATCGAGCCAGAAATGGACCAGGGAGACGTGCCCTGGTCGACGGTAAATTTCGGCTGTTGCTGCGCGTCAGCAGCCACAGTCAGGCAGGCAAGCGCCGTCAGCGCGAGGATGAGCTTGCGCATGGATAGATTCCGATTTTGCAGGGGAGAGGTGGCCGGGGTGCTAGCCGCTCGTGACGAAGCAGGTGGTGCCGCTCGTCGAAAAGACGTTGAGTGGCGCGGTCGGCACCTTCCTGTCGTACCGGACGCTCTGGCCAGGCGCGAGGATGTGGCCCACGGCGGCGGTTGCTGCAGCTCCCCAACGGTAGGCCATCGGGTTCGGCCCGGTATTCGTGATCTCGATGAACTGGCGGGTCGGGTTGGCCGCCGCGGCCACGACATTCGCCCCAGCGGCGATCGGCGCCCCGCCATTGTCCGCCGTGATCATCGATCCAGCGACCAGGGCCCGAACAGCCTCGAGCTTGGACTCCGTCGCTGCCCCGTCCGGCAGAGGCAGAGCCGCCGCTGAGATCGGCTGAGTGACGGAGGATCCATCAACCTGAAGGCCGCCGTCCGCCGTCAGCGCGGATGGAAGCCGGTCGCGGATTGCGGTCAGGAGCGTGGCGAGCCCGGTGATCGACGCGAGCAGCCGGGCCAGCCGAGCGATGACCGAGCCGTCGGCGGCGTCTGACCCGGGATCATCGTCTCCGGGTGCACCGATGCCCGTCGCGATCGTCGCGAGGGCGGTATTCGTGGTGTCCTGGCGAGCGGCAGTCGAGGCGCCGTCCGGCAGCGACGAATAGGGCGAGATGGATGCGGTACTGGGCGGCGCGGCCAGCTTCGCGCCCGTCGTGACGTTGAACCAGTAGTTTGAGATCGGATCGCCGGCGTCGCCGTCCGTCACTACGAAATGATCGAGGTAGTCTCCGGACGAGAAGCCGGTCCCGTCCGCGGTCGCGCGCCACGTCGAGCGGGAGATCACCAACCCGCTGTCGTAGTCCGGTCGGGCGCCAGCACCGGGCGGCGAACCTGCATTGCCGGCCACGTCCGTCCAGGTGATCGTGCCTCCGCTGTCCACCCGGATGAAGCGGACCCCGGTGTCGTCGGCCCAGATGGTTTCCGAGCGCTGCGCTTTGACCGCGTCGCGGATCTCGGTCAGGCGCGTGATTCCAGTGTCCTGCTTGCTCTCGCGAGCGGCGTCCGGCGGGAGATCGTTGATCCCGTCGTCATACTGGATCACCAGCGGATCCGCCGGCACCATGCCATTCGTGTTGAACGACAGCGTGACGACGGAACCCGAGACGTTGGAGGCGACGAGGTCGGGGACGATTGGGCTGTAGATGAGCTGCCCGGTCCTGGCGTTCGCGACGCCGAACAGGCGCCGGAGCTCGAAGTTGGGCGTGCCCGAGAAGTCGAGCGTCCGGTTGGCCGGGTCGAACACCGGGCGGGTGGCGATGGGCTTCTTCATCTGACCGTCCCTCAACCCAGCAGGAGTGCGCTGGCGGCGTAGAATTTCTTGGCGTCGGCAATGGCCGCGGCCATGTCCTGGCGGATGATCGCCTCGCGGGCGTCGGTGTAGGAGGCCGCATCCGGCACGCTGACATCGACGATGATGCTCTGCTCGAGCACAGAGACGTCGAGCACAGTGTCTCCCGGAGCGCCTTGGCCGGGGCCGATCACCTGCACGGCACCGGTAACGTAGGTGCGCCGATCTCCGGGCACTGGGACGCGATAGAGCGACCAGATCACGCTCTGCCCGAGCAGCCTGCGCGTCTCGGCGGGCGTGAACTGCCGAACGAGCTCCGTCTTGTCCGGTCCGACGATCAGCGCGAGCCGATCGCTGTCGAAGGCATCCGAGGTCGTAGAGACGATTCGACCCTTCGCCCAATCGAGTGAGACGACGAAAGCCTCCCCCGCGGCGAGTTGGAGCGGTAGGCGATTGCCCCCGTCCGTCGTGTGTAGGCGAATGGTCAGCGTGAGAGAGTCCCCTGCAACGATCTGCAGGGGAACGACGGCGGGCTGCATAGGGGATCTCCGTCAGGCGTCGGGCGTGATCGCGAGCAAGCCCTTGTTCAACCATGGCGTGCCGGCATCCGGCGGCGGCTCCGTCGGGAGCATGCCCCGCAGCTTGCCCGGAGTGGTCAGCATGTCGACGATGGCCGCGGCGGTGAGCTCCTGAGCCTGCTGCACCACGAGGCGGGCCACGGATTGCACCATGGCGGCGGTGGCGACCCGGGGGCTGTCCTCGTCGGGTTCGGGGGTTGTCGCCAGTGCCTCGCCGAGGTTCGGCCGCGCGAGGAGGTCGGCGATCGTCTTCGAGAGCAGCGCCTCGGCCTCATTCTGGAATCCGAGCGGGAACGGCACCACCACCTCCACGAGGTAGGGCTCGATCCGCGGCACGAGCGCCACGGACGGCGCCGGCAAGACGTTGGCAAGGCCAGCGGCCATCTCAGTCCTCCAGGGCTACGGTGCCGGTCAGGAACGGCACCGGGGCGCCGTCCGGCATCAGCAGGCGGATGCGGGTCGCGATGGGCTGCACGGCTCCCTCGAGTTCCTCCACACGCGCGGCGGAGACCGGGAAGCTGATCACGCCCGAGCGAGGGTCGATGCTCAGCAGGCGGTCGGGCGCGTCGAACTGCGTCCGGACCTCCTGTCCGGTGGGCCATTCGACCGTCCATTCGATCGTGACGCCCGGCACCGGCAGGCGCCGGACCTCGCCCGTGCGCGGATCACGACCATGAAGGATGACGCCGAGATACGCCGTCCCGCCGCGGGGGAATCGGAAGTCGTAAGGAGCCGGCCTCATGGCGTCACCGCGGGGATGCCGTTGTTGTTCCAACGCTTCCCTGACCCTGGCGGCGGCTCCGTCGGCAGGCTCGCCATCCAGGTCTCGTACCCGCTCTCCAGCATCCCGGCGACGACGTCAGATGCCACCACCTCGCGCACGAACACCGCGCCATCGCAGACGAAGCTGTCGGCATCAGCGGCAAGTTGCGCCGATGTCCGCACATACCGGCCGCCGCCACCATCGCCGGCGAACTTGCGGCCGAGGAGCTCGACGACCTGAACCCCGGCCGGGATGACGGCATAGGCAGCATCGCCTTTCGATCCGAAGGTGAGCTTGCTGGGCGTGCCGGCCTCGCTCTCCAGCACCTGAAGACGAGCCATGAGATCGGCAGATTCCAGCGCCGCGAGCCGCGCCTCGAAGTTCGCGATCGGGGGCGCCAGGACGAACGCCCCGGTCACGTCTTCGACGCTGAGCACCTCAACGTCGGTCAGGGCGTCCGGCCCATACATCGCAACGATGGGCACTATGAACCGGGCAGATGGAGGAGCCTGGAAGGCTGCACCGAGGCCGGCCGATCGAGCGATCAGCGCCTCACATTCCTGGCGGCCGTTGGCAGTCACCAGCGACGGATAGGTCCGGACCGGCACGACCGCGCCCAGCACCCGAAGAGACTGGTCGAGGTAGAGGATCCCGCAGACCACGGCATCCCCCGTCGGATCCGCCGGATTGCTACGACGTTGGACCACGTAGCGGCTGCGATACAGACGCCCGGGCTCCAGAGGGTAGGCGTCGCGCGCGGCTACGATGCCCGGCCCGGACACACGAACGACCGGGCCGTTATCACCAGTCGCCAGCATCTGCGGCGGCAGGAACGGTAGGAGCGGGCGGGGTCCGCCGAGGATCGCGGGATTGGCCGTGAAGGTGTAGCGCAGCGGCGCAGTCCCTGGGCGCCCCGCCGCGGACAGCAGGTCGAACCGCTGGCCGGCGATCAGCGACTGGAGCGCCGTGACAGCGTCCGAGAGAGCCTTGTCCTGCTTGGCGCCGCCCGAATTGATCAGTGCCTCCAGATCCGACACCGCGTCGGCCAGAGCCTGCGCCTGTGCCTGGATCGCATCAGAGCGCGCCTTCTGCTCAGCCGCGTCGCCGCTCGTGCGGGCCGTCGTCTCAGCGTTCAGCGCCTCCCGCAGCGAATCCCCGAGGTCGCTGATCGCCCGGCGAATTGGCTGGATCGCCGTGGCGATCGCATCGTTGCGGGCATTCGCCTCGGCGTTGATGCCATCCTGCCGGGCGCGTCCCTCCGCCTGATCACCGTTGGCACGATCCTGTGCGAGGCCCGTGTCCGCCGCTTGGCGAGCGCGAGCCTCAGCGTTGACCGCATCCTGCGTGTTCGCGAGGGCCTGCTGCAGGTCAGCGATCCTAGACGCCGCCGTATCGACGGCATCACACACCGCCTGAAGGCTGGTGTAGAACGATGCTGGGCTGCTCGGATCTGGCCGTGCGACCATGCTAACCTCGCGTCAGACGGTGAAGCGCATCAGACGAAGGCCTCGATGAGATCGAGGGTCACGTCCGAGAGCGGCGAAGTGGTCATGTCGAAAGCCGCCGTGTCGCCGTCTGCGAGTCGCATCAGGCAGCGAGGGGCATCGAAGGACACCGGGGTGCCGGCGCCGTAATCGGCTCGGAGCCACGGGCGGACGGCGATATCGACGACACCGCTTGGCCCCGGATCCGAAACCGGGCTGACGATCACGTGCAGACGGTCACCGATCGACAGGTACTGCCCCCGCTTCACCGTTCCGCCGCGGGCCTTGCTGATCCGGATCGTCGTCGCGTTCATTGCCGCATCGGCCGCGAGAGCGAAACTGATCGCACCGTTTGTGTCCGGGTTGACCGAGAAGCCTGGGCTGACCGCTGCGTTGCGCGCGGCTACGTCCGGGGTGATCGGCTGCCCCGTGATCGGGAAGACGTTCCAGGGCTGGCCCCGATAATCGTAGGGCCCGATCAGGAACGGTGTGCTCTGACCGGCAAGTCCCGCGATGAAGCCTCGCGCCTCGAGGTAATCGTCATCGTCGAGTAGGTGGAACGTCATCTTGGCGCGCCAGCGGCTCGTCGGGCTCGCCACGAATTGCTGCGCACCCTGAAATGACTGGCCGCCGCTGCGGGCAGAGTTCTGCAGGCTCCAGTTCTCTGTCGAGCACCGGAGTCGCGTCGGGAACAGCTCGGCCATCAGTTATAGGTGTCCGGCAGTGGCGGGCGTTGACCTTCCTCGGACGGATCCCAGGCGTAGGCCGAAGCGTCGAGGCTGATCAGATCGAACTTCACGCCGGTGAGCGCATTGCCGGCCATCAGGATTGAGCCGCGCATGATCGCGAAGGTCGTGTTGATACCGAAGGACGGCAGATTCAGGATCACGGTCGGCTCGCCGAATGCCGGCAGGGCGGAGGGCGACAGGCGCAGACCGGTGAGCCGGAACCGCGGGTTGCCCTTCGCCATCGCGATCTTCGCGAGTTGCCGCGACTGGCGATGCGAAGGCGCTCGGACGAAGCTATTCTCTGTCTCGATTACGCCCTGGATCGTTTGGGCTGCGACGTCATCCCAAGGGTCACCCTCGGTCGGCTGATAGTCGTGGAAGGGCGAGAGGTAGGTGTGCTTGATCCGCGTGAAGGTGTTGTAGGCCTCGTCACCCTCCTCGAGCTGATCCCAGCCGAAGATCATGCTCTCGTCGATGGTGAAGGTCGGCGCCTGCCAGCGGCCGCCCCGGACGGCCACCAAACCGCCAGCGTCTTGGTAGAGCTCACCGTCCATCGCCGCGAGGAGGCGACCCAGCACGTCGGATCGCTGCTCGGAATAGTCGTAGCTGCCCCAAGACCGGTAGCGCATCTCGGAGGTGGCGCCGTTCGGATCTGGCGTGATCAGCGGCACCATCTGATCGCAGACATCTGCGAGATCCCGGAAGCTCTGGAGGTTGATCTCCGCGAGCGCCAGGCCGTAGCCGCTCTCGTGCGTCAGGTAGTCGAGCAGCAAGATCGCGGCGTTGTCCGTGTAGGCGTAGCCACCCGTCCGCGGGTCGTAAGAGGGCGCGCCAGCCACCAGCAGCCGAACGTCTGGCGCGCCTTCGGGGAAAACTTGCGTCCCCTTCCGCAGAGGGTTCGCCACCGTCACCGTGTAGCAAAGCCCGTTAAGCTGCATACTCGCGTTCCAGTAGGGCAGCTTCAGCAGCGCGGCAGAGGCCGCCTGATTGTCGGCCCCGTTATGGGCCTCAATCGCCACCTTCCCCTGATAGGCGCTGTCCGGAACGATCCCGCCGACCTGACCGGTCAGGCTCGTTTTCACGTCGCCGAAGTAGTACTGCAGGATGTTGACCTGACCCACACAGTGGATCGCCCCGCGATAGAGCGTTCGGATCTTGTCGTCGTCCCCGCCCTCCATCTTCACCGTTTCGAGGGCGAAGATCACGCCGCCCATCATGCCTTGGCCGAGCACACGGCGGCGCGGCGCCACGGCCTGCCGGACCGTGATCTGGGCGTTGTTCTGCTTCTCGGCCCCGAGGAGCGCCTGGGCGCCGTACTGCAAGCCCAGAGCGCCGACGGTCAGCGCGGTGTAGCCGACGATCTCGCCCGCCGTGATGCCGGCGACGATGATCTCTCCCGCGAGCGCCTGCCCGAGGATAGCCGCTCCGACCGCCGCCGGCATCAGACGCTCCAGGCCACGACGGTCGGGTACTGATCGACCGCGATGCCCTCGGGGCTCTTCACCGCCCAGCCGATGCGGCAGCGGACGGCGAACACAGGCCCGACCACCGGGTGCTCGACGAGGCCGACGTCGCCCGGCCGCGGCGCATCCGTCGTCGCGAAGCCGCACCCGGCCATCAGCTTGCGCGCCATCGCCTCGAAGCCGCCGAGGCGCCGGACGTGCCGCATCGCGCCGAGAGCCGTCCGGTAGCGACCGCGGAGGCTCGCCGCAGGGTCGACGCCGCGGGTCTTCCGACACCAGTCCGCCATGAACAGCGAGCAATCGATCTCGCCCCAGACGAACGTCGCCCCGGCGCCGGCGCGCAAGAAGGCGCTCAAGTCTCGCTCTCGGGGATCTCGGGATTCCAAGGCCGTCTCCGGTTGATCATCTGCGGAATGTCGAACAGGCCGTTGTCGCCGGGGTAGCGGCGCTGCTGGTCGGCGTGTGTGAGGTTGCCGAAGGGTGGCAGTCCGCGGCGCGAGAACTTGGTCTCGGCGGTGAGCTGCGCGGTCCAGGTGTTGGCGTCCGCAGCGCTATGGATCAGGCGGTCCATCACGCCGCGGTAGAGCGTGTAGAGCCCGCCGAGCGGCACGAGGCCGGGCCCGTAGAGCTGAAGGTAGACAAAGCAGTCCCGGCCCTTCACCTCCGCCTTGGCGTTCACAACGTCGTTGGCGATCTCTGGGCCGACGCCGCTGAGCGTGAAGGTCACGAGTGGCGCGACGCCTCCGACGGCGCTCTCGATGTCCGAGACCGAGCCGAGGCCGCCCATGCCCTGCCAGGTGAATCCGCCAGCCGCGAGCGGGCCGAACCCGCCGTGCACCCGCTGCGGCGCCGTCTTGAAGTCGAAGAACGCGAGGATCTCCGCGGTGATCGTGTCACCGCACAGAGCCGCCGCGCCGGCTGCATCAAAGATGCCCATCAGCTGACACGGCCGAAGCGGCGCTGAGCAACAGCCTGCCGCTGCACCATCGTCCGGTCACGGGCGCTGTTGTTCATCTGCAGCGCCTGGAAGATCGAGGCCTGAACCTGTCCTTGCGTGAGCGAAGAGCCACGAAGATCGAGATTCCAAGTGTCGCCGGCGCCCTGGGGCGCAGGCGTGTTCACATTCGCTGCCGGCACGGGCGGAACCGGGCCAGAGATCTGCGGCATGGCCACGAACCCGCCATCGGCGTAGCCGCGCAGCCCGCTGATCCCGTCGAAGAAGCTCCGCCCGTAGCTCTTCACCACGTGCGCCGGCATCACATACTCGCCAGCATGGACGATGCCGGCCGGCTGGTACTTCCCGCCGTCGCCCGTGTAACCGCCCTCGGCAAACCCGAAGAGCTTGCTGAGCGGCCCGCCACCGCTCTTGAACAACGAGCCCACCAGCGAGTCGAGGACACCGCCCAGGAGCCTGTCGCTGATCCTGCTAAGCGCGCTGCTGAAGGCCTTGGCCGCGTCACCACCATGCGACAGCGCCGTGGCGAAGTCGGTGGCCGCGCTGGTGAGGGTGGACCGAGCGTCCGTCAGGTACTGGTTCTGCCGAGACTGGTCGATCACCGCGACGGCGGCCGGCGAAGTGGTATCGCCCACCGTGGACCGGGCGCGGGCGAAGGCGCTCTGATCGTAACGGTCGCGCCCGAGCTGCTCCCGGTCGAAGCCGATGTCACTGGCGAACTGCGTCAGCCGCACCTGCTGCGCCGCGGTCGCCGTCTGCTGAGCCAGTCCCTTCACCGAGGCGGCCAGCGCGTCATTCGCCGGCACGCCCGCGTCGAGGAGGGCGTTGTAGCGCCGGGACGCCTCGGCCGCAGCCTCAAGCGCCAGCCCGTTCTTCCCATAATTCTGGGTCATGTTCTGGAGCTGCTGCTGCTGATCGCGCAGCGCCCGCTGGTACTGGTCCTGCTCGCGGATCTGCGCCCCGGTGGACGGGTCACCCATCTGGCCGGCCCGCCGGAGCACGTCGGCGGCATAGGCTTGGTTCGCCGCCGGGCTCTGGCTGCCATAGTAGTTCTGGATCGCCTTGTTCAGGTCGCCGCCGGCCTGATCCAGCTTCATTGACAGCACGCCCGCGATGCCGGCGGCCCCCTGGCTGGGGTCGGTGCGATCGAACGTCGGCGGCAGGTAGCCCAGACGAACAGCTTCCCGGGCCGTACCAACCGTGACCTGACCGAGGCCATAGGCGGTCGATGCCGGCAATCCGGTGCGGGGATCGATGACCTTGGTCTGCCCGATGTTCGGGTTGCCGCTCGACTCCTTGTCCGCGATGCCGGCGATGATGTTGGCCGGGATCCGCCCGAACTGCTGGGCCGCGCCGATGATCTGCTGCTGCACCGCCGCCGACATGCGCGAGAAGGCGCCACCGATCTGATTCTGCTGGAGGGTGGTGTTCTTCTCCAGGTTCTGGAACAGAAGCTGCCGCTCGGTCTCGATCGACTGCATCTGCTTCTCGAACGCGGACTGATCCGTGTTCGTGGAGGCGTTGCGGAGGGCGTCGAGGCGCTTGTTGGCCGCGTTCTCGTTGATCTGGGCGGCAGTCTGCCCCTCCTGCGTGAAGCCGATGGTGCGCTGCTGGAACTGCGCGGCCCGGATCGCATCGGCATAGGACGAGCCGCCAGCCTCCATGTCCGCGCGAAGCTGCTTGGCCTGGGCGAGCAGCCCCTCCATCGCGCGCCGGGCGTTGCCTTGCTCGTCAAAAGGGATCTTCGAGAGGTTCGTGGCGATGTCCTTGGCCTGATCCTCGATCCGCTTGAGCTGCTCGCTGAAGGGGTTGAGCGACTTGACGATCTCACCGATGCGCAGGCTGGTCTGGTTCGCCTGGGCCTGCGCGCTCGCCGCCTGAAGCTTCCGCTGCTGCTCGAGCAGCTTTTCGAGCTCCGACTGAAGGGCCGGTCGGGTGCTGCTGAACCGCTCCAGGAAGCCCGGCGGAGTGGCCAGCACCTTCTGCAGATCCGCGATCTTGGTCTCCAGATCGCCGCCGGTGACGAAGTGGTCGACGGCCTGGCCGACCCGGTCGAAGGCGTTGGAGATGGTAGCGCCGGCCGCAGCGGTCACTCGCGCCCAGCCGCTCGTCAGCTCCGTCGCGCTGGTGAGCCCCGTCCGGTAGGCGTCGAGGAGCGCCTTCTGCGCGCCCAGCCGATCACCCTGCGCGGCGAGGCGCTGGATGTTCTCCCGGGTGGTGTCGTTCAGGACCGCGAGCTGCTTGTCGAGGATGTCGGCGCCGCGGGCCGGATCCGCGAATGCCTCAGCGAGTGCCTTGGTCGCGGAGGGCACGTCCTGACCCGTGGTCGCCGCATAGTCCTTCACTGACCCGATCAGGCCACCGTACACCTCGGTGCCGATCTTGCCCGTGGCGGCGAACTCGCCCGCCATCTCCCGTGCCGACCGGACCGAGACATTCCCAGCGGCGGCGCTGGCCGACGCGATGGCGTTGATCTGGCCGACAGTGGCCCCCGAGGCGCGACCAACGCCGGTGAGGTTCTGCGCCAGCGCCATCTGCGTCGAGGCGTAGGACTGGAATGCAGCCACGCCAGCCAGCACCGCCGTCGTCACGACACCGAACGCGCCCCCGACGAGCCCGATCCGCGTCGCAAGGCTGGACGCGGCCTCACCCGCCTGGGTGAAGGCGCCCCTGATGCTCGCTCCGCCCGGGCCACCGAACACCTGCGCGATCTGCGGTCCCTGCTGGAACGCAACCGTCGACAGGTTGCTGCCGCTGCCGATCGAGGAGACGATGTCGCCCGCCTGATAGGCCAGGTTCTGGACCTGATCGGCACGGAGTCGGCGGTTCTCGTTCGCAGCGGCAGGGGCGCCGCCTCCACCGAGCGCGCCAAGGCGCCGGCTGGCCTCGATGTTCTCCAGCACCTTGGCGCCCTGGTCGCCGAGCCCGCGCCACGCCGCCTGAATGTCCCGGGCCGATCGCTGTGCTGCCGTCGCGACCGTCCCGTAGCGCTCCTGCAGCATTGTGATGGTGCGGGCGTGCTCCGTCGCCGAGATGGCAGCCTGCTCGAAGGCGCGATCAACCGTCCGCGTGGCTCGCTCAAGCATCTGCTGCTGCCGAACCATCGGGTCGATCTTGGCCAACAGCCGGTCATAGGCGCCCGCGGCGCTCAGCGTGCGGCGGCTGGCGACCTCCGTCGTGACGCTGGCGGCCTCCGCGGCATCGCCCATGCGGGTCTGCGCGGCGGCAACAGCATCCGCATCGGAGCGCACCTTCTCGGCGCCCTCGGAGCGGTACTGCACCGTGATCCGGCGGATGGATTCGATTGTCGGCATCAGGGATCCGTGCGAATCCGCGTCAGGCCGCGAGGGAGAAACGCATGAAGTGGGTCCTGCTGTGGGTCACGTTGGCCGGGAACGGCACGGTCACGAGCGGGTCGGCTGAGTTCGACACCGTGGATGCCTGTTTCGCGGCCCAGCGGGCATACGGCGGGCTGACCTTCGACGTGGGGCAAAGCCGGCTGGCCTCGCCGTCCACGGAGTCGACCTGCGTCAACACCGGGACAGGCGAGAAGCGCAGCGCGATCAAGCCTCGGTCGTAGAGGCGGGCTTCTTGGCGTGCTTCCGGAAGAGGCCGCGGAGGCCCTTCACGTCCGTCATGGGGGTCTGGTTCACGATCTCATTCGGGCCACGCGGGACCCGCTGGCCGAGGTACTCCGCATCCATCTCGCGCATCACGGCGAGGAACCAGGCGTAATCGTCTGGGTCCACGATGCCGTGGTCGCGAGCGAAGGTTCTGATGGATGTCGCTGGGATCCGGCCCTCGGCGCCAAAGCCCAACTGCCGGTCTGTGGTAAGCTCCCAGAAGGCGTGCCAGAGGAACTCGGCGCCGGAGATCAGGAGCGGGCGTTCCAAGTATTCCTCTGGCAGCGGGTGCCCTTCAGCCTCTAACCGGCGGATGTGCTTTGCTTGCGGCGCCCACTCGGTTTGCCACCGGAGGCAGGCGAGGAGTTTCCCACCACGGCCTCGACCCGGTCCGACTCGGCCTCCTCGACCTCGCCGGCGGCGAAGGCGACAGCCTCACGAAACGGCCGGAGGTCCGGATCCAGCAGGAGATCCATCGCCTGCTCCTTCGAGAACGGGAGCGGCTTGTCGTTGTCGTCGGTCAGCCCATCCCAGTCCACCAGGATGTGCTCGACCATGCCGCGGAGCAGGAGGGTGTCGCGAGCCTTCTGCTTGAGCGCGCCGTCGCGCCGGCCGCCCTCACGCTGATCGCGCGGCACGGCAGCCACCTCGCGCGCCATGAACGCGGCATAGTCGGAGTTGCTGAAGCCGCGGACCCGAAGGCGGAGATCGCCCATGCCCGGTATGTCCTTGACCCAAGCCCCCTGCTCGGCGCGAGTCGAATTGATCTTGAGGCTTGAAAGTTTCATGCGTCACCTATGCTCGTCGGGGAAGCTCCCGCGGCCGGGTGGTCAGCCCGACGCGCGAGGATGGTGAGGGCGATCAGGTCGGGTCGACCTCCACGATCGCGGAGTCGATTCCGAGCGTGAAGGCGCGGCGAATTACATTGTCCGAGCTGCCGACGTTACCGCGCTTCGACATCACCAGGGCGCGGAAGTAGTCGATGCCGTCGGTGCCGGTTGGGGTCAGGCGATCCGGGTAGACCACCTTGAACGCGAACTTGTTATTGGTCGCCTCTGCCGCGATCAGAGCCTTCTGGCCAGCATCGGTAGCGACACGAGCCACGGTGAGGGCGAGATCGCCCGCGTCGCGGATGCCCTTCGCCTTGCGCTGACGGCCGTCGTTGAGCGAGGCGAAGTTGACGGTGCTCGACTGATCACCGAACTCGCCGAGGCTCTCGACCATTCCGACCTCGACCCAGCTACCGTCGGGAATTGCTTCATATTCGGTCTGTGTGTCCACGGTCGGCAGAACAGCAGGCCCGATGAAGATTTTCGAACCAGTTGCGGTGGTGATATCGCCTGCCATAACTCTCTCCAGAGATCAGGCCACTGCGGGCCTCGAAGAACCTCGCCCGCAGCGAGGATCACAGCACCGGCTCAGGCGTAGAAGCCCGCGTCGTCGGTGAAATAGAAGTGGTAAGGCACGCTGAACGACACCGGGAAATAGTTACCCTGATCGTTGCGATCGTCGATGATCGGCGTTGACGGCACCCAGGTCTGCACGCCGTCGAACTTCTTGCTGCGGAAGATTGCAGCCAGCATGTCCGTGAGCCGAAGCCCATCCTGCACGCCGAGTCCGCGCTGCGCGTTCACGATCAGGCGGATCGTGCCCTCCTCCCGGTAGTGCCGGGCGGCCAGATCCATCTGCGTGACGTTTGCGATCGGGTATTGCACTTCGGCGAACACGCTGCCGTCCTCGGGCACGTCACCCTGGAGGTTGATCCCGAAGACCGGGCAGCCCGGCAGGTTCACCGCGGCGCGCGCCAGGATCATCTCCGGCGAGCCCCACAGGGTATCGAGCCGATGCTCAACGGCATCGACGACGGCCTTTTGCGGCATGGATCAGGCGGCCTTGAACTCGGTGCCGTCGGCGAAGGTGATACTCGCGACGTCCATAATGACGCCCGACCCGGGGTCGATCATCTGAAAGTGCGGCCGGCCCTCCACCTCAAATTCCATCAGGGCGAGCCGCAACTCGACGCGGATCAAATCATCCGCCCCGAATTCAGGAATGGCGATCCTCTCGACACCATGGACCTCGGCGCCGCTCTCGGCATCCACCACACGGGTGCCAAATCCCATGCCGCCTTGCGAGGCGACCTTCACAGACTTGATCATGGCTACCTGCCCGGGTCGATGATGATGGCCGGCTGACGGGTCAGCCAGTCGGAATGCCGGTCTGGCCGTCCGCCGCGGACGCGCCGTGCGAGCGCTGCGGCCGAAGCCGTCTGCGCCCACGCCCCAACAGCGCCGGCCGGCAGGGAGCGGTAGCCGAAGCCGACATAGGCGACGTTGCCGTAGCGCCGCTTCGCCAGGACCGCGACGCCCTCATAGACACCATCCGGCGCCTGCGGGCTGAGGCCGCGCTCGATCTTCCTCGCATATGGAGTAGCGTTGACGACGGCGTACTGCTCGGCCGGCGGCGGGTTGTACGGATCGGTGAACTCGACACCGTCCGCGAACCACACGTGGCTCTCGTTGTAGCGAGTGCCCGCCGCCTTCGCCCGGCTACCCACCGGCGAATGGATGATGAGTTGCTCGTCCACGTACTGGATCACGTCGAGCAGCAGGTGGAATTCGAAGGCGACGATGCTGTTCGCCTTCACCCCGGACAGGTCGGTGCGCTGGGCGCCGTCCACGAAGGTGTCATGCGTCGGGACGTAGCCGAGGGCGGCCTTGTTGGTCGCCTCGGCCTCCGCCAGTGCCTGCTGCGCTGTAGCCCGAAGCTGCTGCGCCTGCGCCTCGTCGGACAGATCCTCTCTCAGGATTAGCGCGATGTCCCTCTCAATCGGGTCGATCTTGGTCGAGGTGCGAGCCGTCGCCATCAGGCGCCGCTCGCCTGGATGTCGTAGGCCAGTAACTCGCCCCCAACCCGGTGAGTGCTGTCGTCCACCGCTTCGACGGTGAGGGTGCGCCCACGAATGACGAGTCGGTCCGTCGAACCGTTCTTGATCGGCACCGGGAAAGCTGCAGCCGCGACGTCCGGCGCGAACAGGAACACCCGGCGGTTGCCCTGGATCACGCCGCTGGCGAGTTCGTCGGGCTGGAAGCCAGTGACGATGGCCCGGACCTGCGCGTCAATCGGTGCGCCCTGGCCGAGGCGCCGCAGCGTGATCATCTCGCCGCGGCCGTCCATCAGATCCTCGTAGAGGTCCGCCGTCAGCGCGCTCTGCACCTCGATATCGAGATCGTCCTCGGTCCGGGCAGGCGTCTTCACGGTGATGATCTGGAGCACCGCGTCGCCCATCCGCACGCGGTCGCTGGTCTTCAGCGTGATCGCGAGCTCGCTGTTGCGGACCGTCAGCCGGCCGCTCTTGCCCCAGAGCTGAAGGCCGCCGTAGCTGATCGTCGTCGGGCGCTCGAAGCTGTACGCGGCCCACTGCCAGTCGCCGTAGGCCTGATACTCTCCAGCGACGCGGCGCAAGAACTGCACCTGCTGGTTCATGGGGCCGGCAGCAGCGGGCATCAGCGGTTCACCGCGTAGACTGCGACCGGGATGGAATAGGAGGCGCCGATCCCGAGCGCCGGGACGCTCAACACCGCCCGGAAGGTGTTCGCCGCCGTCGGCAGCGCGTGATGGACGGCGTAGCCCTCAGGCAGGCCGGCCGAGGTGGTCGGGTAGACCTCGAGGACGTCGGTAGTGAGCACGCCCGAGCAGGCGATGCCGGTCTTCGAGCGGATCCCGGATGAGACCGAGATCAGCATCGTCTCGCCGATTGTGGCGTTGCAGACGAAGACCGAGGCCTTCGGGCCGGCCGGACCGGTCAGCCCTTGGGGGCCTTGCGGTCCGGCGTCGCCTTTCGGGCCCGTGGCGCCGGTTTGACCCGTGGCGCCCGTGTCGCCTTTCGGGCCGGCCGCTCCGGTTGCGCCGGCGGATCCAGCAGGGCCTGCAGGTCCAGTGCTGCCCTGTGCGCCTGCGGGGCCGGCGGGTCCAGCCGGGCCAGTTGCACCAGCAGGGCCGACATCGCCTTGCGGACCCTTGGCGCCGGTCGCGCCGGTTGCTCCTGTGGCACCCGTGTCTCCCTTCGGGCCTACTGCTCCCGCAGCACCCGCCGCTCCTGTCGCTCCCACCTGTCCAGGAACGCCCTGGCTCCCTTGAGCGCCAGCCGGACCCATAGGGCCGGTCGCTCCATCCGCGCCTGCATCTCCAGCAGGGCCAGCCGGGCCTTGAAGCCCGCGATCGCCCTGAGGGCCTCGCGCGCCATCTGCGCCCGCTGCGCCGGCGTCACCCTTCGGACCAGCATCGCCCTTGGCTCCTACAGCACCCGCAGGCCCTGCCGGGCCAGTGGCTCCGGGATCCCCCTTCGGACCAGCCGCGCCGTTCGCGCCGGGGCTTCCCGCCGGGCCCGCTGGACCGGCGTCTCCGCGCGGGCCGGGGGCACCAGCAGGTCCAGCCACACCATCGACGCCGTCACGGCCAGGAGGCCCAGCCGGGCCGACAGGTCCAGGGCCACCGTCTGCGCCTCGAGCGCCTGCTGCGCCCACATCGCCAGCGGGGCCGGGCGCGCCGGGCTGTCCTGCGTCACCGGGGTCTCCCTTCGGACCGGGCGGACCGGCGGGACCTACGGGGCCCTGGACGCCCTTGAAGCTGTAGCCGATCGGCCGAGCATCGGCGGTACTGGCGATGCCGAGCGCGAGACACAGCGCGATTGAGAGCAGCGCACGCATCAGCCGCCGCTCACGCCGTAGTGCATCTCGGGCGTGCAGGTCGCGCCGGGCGCGCCCACGGTCATCGCCGAAATGAAGTTGGGCCGGCTCGTGCCCATCGTGGCCTCGGTCCGCGCGAGGTAGAGCACCCCAGTGTCCTCGGTGACGGCGTCGCCCGCGCTCATCGTGCCGAGCAGCCGGATGTCCACGTCGCAGGGGTTCACGATGCGGTAGGTGGTGGCTCCGACCGGGCGGTTGATCGGAAAGCTCTTGGGGGTCGGGCCGATGTCCTTCAGCCGTATCGGCGCCGAGTGCAGCCGGCGGAACGGCATGGTCATCGCCGGCAGCGGGTTGTCGACCGTGTAGCCGCCCGGCGGTCCCTTGTAGGGGATCTCCTGGGCCATCAGCAGCGGCACCAGCAGCGCAATGGTGACGGCTTTCCACGTCCTCATCTCGCACCTCTGCATCAGCCGGCGATCGCCGAATGGTCAGGAGTGGTTGGGGCTGACCCGGAAGCGGCCGGCCAGGGCCTTGAGCCCGTACTCGATCTCGCGCGAGACGGTCCCGGTGGCCTCGCGGTTCGCGTACCACTGCCCGACCAGCAGAAGGATCGACTGCTTCAGCGGCATCGGCACATCGGCCGCGCTCGCATGGCCCGCTGTGAAGGTGACGCGATAGGCCAGCGGATTGACGGGGGCTGCCGCGAGATCCGGCGCCGCGGCCGCCAGCCGGGCGATGACAGCGAAGTTGTTCTCGGTCGCGACCACAAAGGCGCCGGTCGGCTCGACCTCGTAGGAGCCGCCGGCGAGCCGCGCCACGCTGACAGAGTCAACGTCCTCAACCGGCCGCAACGGCACCTCGGCCGTCACTTGGATGCCGGGGAGGAACGCCTCAAAGGTCTCGGCGAGGAGGCAGTAGCCGTTCAGCCAGCCGTCCGGGCCGTGCAAGAAGTCGAAGCCGGTGACGATGAGGTCCGAGATCAGCTCGTCCTCACTCGCGTGCCGCACGCGCAGGTGCGCCTTCGCCTTCTCCAGCGTGACGACCTCGAGCTTCGCCTCAGGCGTCAGCGGATCGGAGATGCGACGCACGTCCACGTCGTCGCCTCACTTCGTCTCGTAGCCGCGGCGAGCGCCGGGCACGGCCATCTTGTCCGAGAGCGGACGCGCGAGCTTCTTCGGACGCTGGCGATCGGCGCGGTAGCGCTCGACCTCCGCGTCCGAGGAGCGCGGCTGGCGCGGGGCGTCCGCGCCGTCCTTCTGATCGCCGGCCATCAGCGGGTGACGGTCTGCTGCGTGGTCAGGGCGTTCGGACCGGTGCCGGCCGCCGCGCGCCGGGCGAGTTCGTCCGAGATGATCTTGTCGGCCTGCTCCGCGTTCAGGCTGGCGTCGCTGCCGGCGATCTTCTTGGCGAGCGCGATGCGCTGGAGGTGGTGGTCGTCGTCCCAGGAAGCCGGAATCTCGATGGCGGCCTTGCGCTCGGCGTCCGGGTCCACCTGGACCGTCTGCTGCTGCGCCGGCTGCGCGCTCAGCTTCTTGAGCGGCTCGGCCAGCCCGTCGTTGTACCAGCGGAGCGCCGTGCCGGGTTCGGCGCCGCGGATGTCGCCCTTCCGCTCGGTGATGGTCGGCACCAGGAACGACATCGGCACCAGCCCGGTGTCGGCGTTCTTGAGCTTCTCGAAATCCTCGACCGTGGCCACGTTCTTCGCCATGTCCGTCGTCCCTGTGATGCTGAGCTCGGCGATGACGTCGCCGCTGCGTGCCGCGCGCCAGCCGGAGCCAGCGCGCGGCTATGCGGACGCCGATCAGGCGACGGTGGAGGGCGAACCCGCGCGGACGTGGGTCAGCCGGACCGCGGCCTTGGGCTGGTCGAGGGTCACGTCGTGCTGCATCTCGCAGAGGATCGCGCTCATGTTCTGCTGCCAGAGCAGGACGAGCGTGCCGCCGTCGTCGATGGTCGCCTCGGTGGAGGTCTTCATGGTCATGCCCTCCTCCTCGGCGAAGAGCACGTGCCCGAAGTCGACGAGGCCCAGATCGCCCTCGTCGGTGTTGGCGCCGCCGTTCTCCGCGAACTGGTTCGAGACCAGGATGCGGATGCCCTTCCAGCGCGGGTTCACCGGATCGTCGACGCCCGGGTAGATCTGGTTGCCGTTCCCGTCGCGCATGTCGGCGAGGTACTGCTGGAAGCGGTAGCCCATCGTCCACCGCCAGGTGTCCGACCGGACGATGTTGGCGCCGGTGAGGGCCAGCATCATGCGCGAGGCGATCCGGTCGAGCTCGGCGTAGGTCGGGGCCCGGCTGTTGGCGAACAGACCCGCGGCCGAGCCGTCGATGACGGTGATCCCGTCCTGGTTGTAGATGCCGGTCGGCGTGGCCCCGGCGCCGGTGCCGAAGTACATCGCCGAGTCCATCTTCAGACCCATGACGCGCTGCAGGTCGGTCCGGACGTAGTCCTCAAGCCGGCCGATGGTCCACTTGGCCGCCTCGTTCGTCATGTAGACGATGCCGGCGAGCTTGTGGCTCCGCATGTCGATGTCGTCGAAGGTCGGCGCGCCGACGGGCTTCTTCGCGCCCTCGCCGACGTAGGCCGCGGTCGCCGAGCCGACGCCGCGGGCCTGCCGGTACGTGCCGCCGATGAGCTGCACGCGGCGCGGGTTGCCCTGGAGGAAGGTGGCGGCCGGATAGAGGATCGGGATGATCTCGTCGGCCACCGGCTGCGGCAGCAGCACGCCTCCGCTGACGCCCGAGGCGAGGCCGGCCTTGAAGCGCTGCTCGCGCGCCTTGGCGTCGAGCTCCTTGAGCACCTCGCCGTAGCCTTCCTGCTTCAGCAGGTCGACCGGGCTGATGCGCTCGCCGGAGCCGCTCTCCTGCGACTGCTTGTTCAGGATGGCGGCCTTGGCCTGGGCGGCGACCGGCAGGAGCGCCTTCTGGTAATCCTTCACCGTCTTGGCGGGGGACGCATAGGGACGGCGCTCGCCACCCTCAGCGCCCTCGCCGCCGGCCGGATCGTTGGCGCCCTTGGATGCCGCCGCCTCGATCGCCTGCTCGCGCTCGGCCAGCTTGATCTGCTCCAGGGTGTCCTCGCAGGACTTCAGGCCGTCGGTGTAGGCGGTCCGGTCCTCGGTGGAGGCGTTCTCGGCGAAGGCCTTGGCCTTCAGGTCCACGAGGCGCGCGCGGCCGTCCTTCAGGCGCTGGCGCAGGGTCTTCAGGTCCATGTCATTCTCCCACGACTCGAAAGACCGCGCACCGCACCAGCGCCGGCCTATTGGTGATGCGCCCCGAAGGGCTCCGGTTGGAGGTGCGGCCGGTCAGGCGGCGCTGTGGAGCGCCATCTCCTCGTCGAGGGCGGCCTCGCGGGCCGACGCCTCGAGCAGTGCGTGCCGCGCTTCGAGCGCGGGGATGTCCTTGGCAAACTGATCGCGGAGCTTCTGCTCCGGGGTCGGCTCGGGAGCGGGCTTCTTGCCGTCCTCGGCCGGCTTCGGGTCAGCCTCGCCCGTCTTGCTCTTCAGGCCGAGGGCCAGCAGGACCCGATCCACGACGCCGGGCTCCTTCTCGATCGCCTCGGCGAAGCGCTCGGCCTCGCTGGGCTCGATCGGCGCCAGGACCGGTGCGCCGCCCTCGCCCGCCTTCACCTCGAACGTCTTGCCGCCGAACACCACGGTGCTTTTGGCCGGCCGAGAGTCACGGTGCGCGTCCTCGAACGCCTTGCGGGGCACGATCAGGCCGTCTTTCAGGTCCCAGCAGTCGAGCACCTGCTCGATCATCTCGCGGGACAGCGTGTCGCCCTCGGCTGCGGCCTTGGCCAGCGCGGCAGGGTTGGCCGGGATCGAGCACGGGGAGCACTCGTACAGCTCGGCCTCGTGGATCATGTAGCCCGGGTAGAAGTAGGAATCCCGCTGATCCTCGGGCACCTCGCGGCGCTCAATGGTCTTCGGCATAAAGCCGATCGAGCAGGCCCGGATCGACCCGGCCTCGAGGTGGAGCGCCAGCCGGTCGGCCTGCGGCTCGCCCTTCGTCAGGTTCAGCGTGCCCTCGGTGCGCTTCGGGCGCCCGGTGAGCGTCTTCTGGATGTCCGACCACTGGCCGACCGGCATGTCGCGCGCCTGATGCCCCCACGGGGCAACCGGGTTCTTCTCGAACTGCGCGGTGTCGAGGCCGGCCTGAACCACGATGTCCCGGTCCCGGTCCTCGATCTCGGCCGACATGACGAAGCGGATGGTGCCCGCGTCCTTGTCGAACTTGGCCTTCTCGACCATGGCGGCCGGGAGCGCCTTGAGCACCAGCCCGTCGTCGCGGGCGAAGTGCTTGCGCTCCACGCCGCCGTAGCCACGCGAGCCGAGATATTCGTCGATCGAGACGCGCTTCGAGGCCATCAGGCTGCTCCTGCGGTGTGGACGAGCCGCGGGCCCGCCTTGCCAGCGTTGTTGTCCGGGCTCTCGCCTTCACCGGCGCCTGGCTGTGTCGGGTTCTGACCGGTCGCCGCATGGACGACCTCGCCGTTGGCGTCGATCAGGCTCATGTTGACCGGCACCGTGCGCTGGTCGCCGCCCTTCTTCAGCGGGTTCAGCCGGAACGGCATGACCTCGCGGCCTTCGTCGAAGGTCATGAGGCCGGAGCTCATGCCGGCCTTGACCAGCTTCTCCAGAGTGTCCGGATCGTTCGACATCAGGGCCGAGCGGTCGAACTGGAGGCTGTAGATCGGCCACTGCTCTTCCGGCAGCGAGTGATTCCGGAACTTCGTCTCGATGTTGACCGCCAGCGGCATGAGGCAGTCATTCACGTACTGCCGGTTCATCGCCGACATGTTGTTGTAGGCCACGGCCTCCAGCGCGTAGATCCGGTGCGGCGGCACATCCATGAGGCCACAGATCCGCATGACAGCCTGCGTGAAGCTGTCCTTGCTCTGGGCGTCGACCGAGTTGATCGCGACCGGCTTCGCTGTGAGCCCGGCCTCCAGAAGGATCGCCTCGCCGCTGCTGGTCGCCCGGCGGGCCGCCTCGCGGAGTTGATCCTTCAGCCGGCGGAAGGCGGCCTCACCCTGCTCGGTGGTGGCGAAGCCCTCCTTCGTCTCGAACACCAGCGGCTGCTTGCCGTCGTTGCCGAACAGCTTGGTCTGATAGCGGCCGATCGCGGACAGCAGGTCGAGGTTCGGGCCGCCCAGCGCGAGGTTAGACAGGCCGTTGACACCGTCGAGGAGCCGCCCGCGCAGGTGGATCATCTCGTGCTCGGGCACGATCAGGTAGGTGTCGCCGAGGGCGGCCCGCTCGTATTCGGTCGCGGCCACGATCTCGTAGAAGATGTTGCCCCTGTCGCTGACGCGCATGCGGGCCCGGCCAGGCATGATCGGGATGTACTCCTCGATCGTGTCCTCGCGGTCGCGCGGCGTGTACACGTAGGCGTTCTGCGCCACCTCCAAGTGGAGCACGACCATCCGCCAGAACTCCGGCCACGTCATCGCCGTGCCGTTCGGCTTCGTCATCAGGTGGTAGGCGAGCTCGCCCTTGCGCGGCTCGATCATCTGCCAGCCGCGGCCGTTGCGGCGCCACTGGAGCATCTCGGCCTTGGAGATGTCCCGGGCCTTCACGTCCGCGCACTGGATCAGCAGCGCGAGACCGATGGCGCTGCCCTGGTAGTAGCCCCGGCCGACGCCGAGAAAGCCGAGATCGTCCCAGCCGCGATCGTACATCTCGCGGGTGATGGCCTCGCGCGGGTCCTGCGCCGGGCCGGAGTAGACGAGCTGCCCCGCCTCATCCGACTTGGCGAGGCCCGCCCACATCTCGGCTTCGGTCATCGCCATCAGGAGAATCCGATCAGGCCGCGGTTCATGTAGATTGAGGGCTTCTCGACCTTGATCCCGGCCGCGATGTTGCCGGCATCCGCCTGGAGGCGGGCGGCGTCCGCGGAGATCAGGGCGTCCATGCCGTCGATCGACTGCTTCGAGCCGCGCTGCTCCTTCTTGGGCAGCACGTTGTCGTTGGCGTCCCGGTGACCGACCACGTTGCCGGCCATCCACGATGAGATCGGATTCCCGTCGTGCTGGAAGCGGCTCGGCTCCGCGTGGCGGGTCATGATGTCGTCGGTCGCGTAGGTGATGTGCCGGGCGACCTTCGGGACGATGTAGGCGGTGTAGCCCTCGGCCTCGACCTCACCCATGAGGTAATCGGCCTGGTGCTGGTCGAAGGCGAAGCCGGCCACGTTGTGCCCGCGGATCATGCCGAGCACGTCGTTCCGGATCGTCGGGTGGTGGACGTGGCTGCCCTTCGTCAGGGTCAGGTAGCCGGCATCGGCCCACGCCTGGAATTGGTCCGCGTACCGATCATCCTGGAACCGCGGCGATCGCTCCGGAAGCCAGTACCGGAACACCGCATAGAGGACGTCCTCCACGCAGATCAGGAAGCAGGCCGCGTTCAGATCCGAGTGGCTCGCGAGGTCCACACCCACGAACATCGGGAAGCCCTTCAGGGCGTCCAGCGTAAGCTTGCGGTCCCCGCAGGCGTCCCATTGCTCGACCGAGAAGAGGTTGCCGGCGGCTCGGCTCCAGATATTGAGCCGAGTGCGCTTGTACTCCTGGAGCTTCGCCTCGCTCTTCCGGGCCTCGCGCTCCTCGGTCTCCAGGGAGGTCGGGTTCAGCGAGATCCCGTAGAGCGGGTTCAGCTTCTCGACCACGCCCGGGTCGAAGCGATTGTCCTCGTCGCCCGGGTCGGCCGCGTACATCGCGACGAAGACACGATCCGCGCGCAGCTTGCCCTCCAGCACCTGCTGGTCCGACTTCCAGCCATCGTATGCCGGGCCCGAGGCGTTGCGCCCCGCCGTCGAGATGCCCAGCCACAGCGGCTGCTGCCGGGCGCCCTGCGCGCTCTTCAGCACGCCGATGACGTCCTGGTTCTGCGCGTGGACCTCCTCGGCAAGCACGACGTGCGGGTTGAGGCCGTCGAGGTTCGGCGCGCGGCCCGCGAGGAGCTTCAGCTCGGCGCCGGTGCGCCGGAACTTGATCGTCTCCGTCGTGTCCTTGGCCATCAGCCAGGACCGAAGCTCCTGCTCCTTCTCCAGCGTCTGCCGGATGGCGAGGTACGGGATATCGGCCTGCTTCTCAGAGCCCGCCGCGACGCAGCCCTCGGCGCCCGGCTCACCCTCGTAGTTCAGGCAGTACAGGACGATCCCGACCGAGAGCGCCGTCTTGGCGTTCTTCCGCGGAACCCAGAAAGCCACCTCTCGAACCCAGCGCCGACCGGTGTCACGCTCGCGGAATCCGAAGATCGCCGCCAGCCACCAGCACTGCACCGGCTCCAGGATGATCGTCCCGGCGAACCCCTTGATGTGCGGCAGCGTCTCAATGAAGGCGCAGGCGTCGTTCGCCCGGTCCGCGTCGAAGATGAACTCGCTGCGGGGCTTCTTGGCCTCCTGCAGCATGTGGAGGAAGCGGTGGCAGCCGAGCCGTTCCCAGCGGCAGGCCACCACCGCGCCCTGTACGACGGCCTGGGCGTACCATTCGGCCATGCCGACGTAGTCAGGGATCAGATCGCCCTTCAGGTCGACCTGGGCAAAGCGATGGTCAGCGACCTCCCGAGAAACCGAAGCGCGCGTACCGGTTGACGGGCGCTTCCTTCGGCGCGGAGATCGGCTTGTCGAGGTCATCGAGAGCCAGCCGTTTCTGTGCCGCGAGCAGCCCCGTGAACCACGATGCCCGGGGCGTCAGGCCCTCGGTCTCGATCCGCTCGATCTGGTCGAGCAGCCCCGCGTAGGTCGACAGCGTCATGTGCATGTCGATCGAGAGCCGGCCGGCATTCCAGATTAGCCGAGCGAGCTCGTCGTAGGTGCGCTTCGCCTTCTCGGTCTTCAGCGCGGCGCGACAGGGCGGCAGCTCCCGAAAGCCCGGGTGCGCGACCACCTTCGCATCGCCCTGCCCTACCTGTGCGAGACTGGCCTTGGACATGACATCAGGAGCCGTCGTCGTTCTCTCGGCTGGCCACGTCGGGATGGCCGGGCGAGCCCTTGCCGATCCGCGGGACGCCGGTGGGGCCGCGATCCGCGCCCATGGCCTCGGTCAGGATCCGCTGGCTGTGCTCCTGGAGCGTCACGCACTCACGCAACCGGGCGATGATGTCCCTGTTGTTGCGGTGGACGTCCTTGGCCACGTTCCGCGGATCGTCGGCGATCTTGGCGCATTTCGCCTCGATCTCCCCGATCATGTCGCGCAGGTGCTCCTCGAGCTTCGCGCCACCCGGGTTCTCGGCCGACATCAGGATCGCCATGGCTGAAATCCTTATCCACAGAGCCGCAGCCCTGAATTGACTCGTCTCAGCACTAGAACGAAAAAAGAACATCTGCCGCTGGAGATCCAGCATGCCCGACGCCCGCCGCGACCCATTTGCCGGCTGCCCCGAGACGACGCAGTTCATGCTCCTGCTGCCGTCGACCATCCTCGACGACGATAATCGGCGGTCAGATCTCGTCGAACGCCTCGAAGCGGCCTTTCCCGGATCGACTTTCTCCGCCGCGCCCTGCGAGCGCCTCGCGAAGCCCGGCGGTGGGACGCTCCTGATCGACGAGCCGATCGCGATCCCCCTCATGGGCAGCGTCGGCGCCGAGGATCGTCACTCGCCGATGTACCGCCGCCCCTCTCCCGACCGCATGGCGGAAATCAACGCGGCGTTGCTCGCCTTCATCAACGGATCGGCGAGCCTGAATTAAACCTTGCTGGTCGGGCGCTCGGGTCGTCGCACCACAGCGGCAACTGATCGAGCTGCCCGATCTGGCGCGCGTGGATCTCCATCGAGCCCTTCAGGCCGTGATGCCGGATGCAGAGGCCCCACCAGTTCGCCGGATCGAACATCGCCCCACCGTCGGCGATCGGAATCTTGTGATCGACCACCTTCGCGAATTCGAGGCGCCCTTCCTGGTCGCACCAGATGCAGAAAGGGTGCTTCCGACGATGCTGCTCCGAAGCTCGGTCCCACCGACTGCTGTAGCCGCGTTCGCGAGGCGAAGTGCGGGGCTTCTGGACTACCAGCGCCCGCGGCGGCCGTCGGCCCGGGAGAACCTTCGGCATCGCTGCCCGCGGACGCAATTCGGGATGTGGCGAAACACATGCCCCCAACCGTGCGGTATGGCAACCGGAAATTTGCGAGTCATATCAATGTGTTGGTTTAGCATTTCGGGCCAAGGGATTCCTCGGACTCGCTAAACCATCATTGATTGCGTCAATCGGTCATGCCGCATTGATAGATGGCATCAATCGGAGGAGACGAATGCGAGGGCTGACCAACGGGCAATGCCGCGCTCTGACTTTCATCAGGCGGCGGGTCGAGGCGCAGGAGGAATCACCCACGTTGCAGGAGATCGCCGACCACATGGGCGTGAAGGCCAGATCAGCCGCGCACCGAGCGGTGGAGGGGCTGATCGAGGCCGGCTACGTGATCAGGTCGGGGCGCGGCCGCCTTTGTTTGACGATTCCCGGAGATGCTCCTGCGCTCGCCATCGTCGATCGGAAAGTCGAGCGGGTCGTGAAGCACACCGTGGCGCTCGACGCGATGTCGGCGCACCCGCCGGCGGACAAGGCGAAGCTCCTCAGCACCAGGAAGAAGCGCACCTACGTGGTGGAATTGGAGAAGGACCTGCACACGCGGCTGCGGAAGATTGCCCGGGACGCCGAAGCGCCACCGGAGCGGATCATCGCAATGGCGCTCCGCGACTTCATCATGGAGCGGAATGCTGGCTGATTAAGGGGTAGGCAGGGGGCCCTGACCAATCAATGCGACGATGCGCGCTTGCAGCTGTGCCCTTAGATCAACAGCGTCAGTCCAAAGAATATGAGGGTACTGTCTTGTGTCGAAGTGCAGGCCATTGATCTGGTTGGCACGTATAGTCCAGATTACTGGGATGCCAAGGCCTAAAGCGAAACCTGCTTCGAAATAGACGCCACCGCGAGGTACGAGTTCTGTGCCACCATTGGCGGTGTTAACATGACCGGTGGTGAAATCCGACACCACAAATTTAGATCGACGTATCTGTGCAATAATCTCATCATCAATGCGGTTCTGATGAGTGTGCTGATCGATGCGCATGGGTGCATAACCAGCCGCACGAATGCCTGGCTCAAATCCATCCTGCCAGATTTCGCCCATCTCCGCCCCAAACCACATCGCAACAAAGGCTTGCTGCGATTGCGCGATTTTTGTCTGCAATCTCTCCAGATGAATGACGCCAGCTGGCGTGATCTTGACAGCCGAGTTGCCGCCCTCTCCAAGCGTCTTCTTGATAAGTCCCTGCTCATGCATGTAATCAATATAAAACTGTACTTGTTGTTTTGCGCTGCCCTGGTTCATGTTTTCGTTGTTCTGCCGGGTCTCGATGCACCCAATTGTGCATAATTCCTGTTCTACTCTGTCCGGTTTGCTGGTGT